TCGGTGCAGTAGCAGCCTTGTGTCTAAGCTTATCAGCAGTCTTAGGATCATCTGTAGCTACTCGTATCTCACAAGACCCCAATAACTGTAACTGTAATCTTTCAACTTTCTTCTTCTGAATCCTTTGGTTGACAACAAATCCAGAAGGTGTAGTCCAAGTTAAAGTTAAGTTAGGGTTATCTTTGAATTGTTTAGATACTTCCTTTTCTATCCATGACATAACAGCCATGGGGCCAGGAACTATCTCATTCATAGCATCTCTAACAGCTTTGACTGTGATTGTTAGATCATCCTTCTCTATCTCTATACCATCTTCTTTCAATGCGTCCCTGATGTAGGAACGATTAGAGAATGGTTTTGCATTGTATGGAATAGTCATAA